GCAGTTCTAAATTCATTATATGTTCTTACCCATTCATCAAATTTTGTGGTTATTTCACCACTAGTTGTTTTTCCTATGCCCAATGTTACTAACCATTTATCTATTTCAGGTTGAATATCAGTCGCCCACCATGCTGCAAATTCTTTTATCCATCCTTCCATCTTTGTTATCAAAGCAGTTATTTCAGGCTGAACGGTTTCCTTATACCATTTTTCAAATTTTACTTTAAATTCATCAAATAATGCTTTAAAGTCTGTTTCAGTCCACCATTTTTTTACTTTTTCAATCATTGTATTCCACATATTTTTCAACCACTCTTGCCATTTTTCATTTGTAAATAGTTCAAGTAATCCACCAGCAGCAAGAAACATTCCAAGTTTTGCTAATGTTCCTAAGAAATCTTTTAAAGTACTAATTCCAGATGACAATGCACCTGTAATTGGTTTAAGTGCTGCTTTACCAAATTCCATTAATCTTGATGCTTTACCTTCTCGTTTAGCAAGAGCCCATTGTAATCCTGTGATTTTCGCCATTCCAGATAAAGTTTTACCTGTAAATCCCAATGATGCTTTTATACCATTCCACACACCCATCTGTGCTTTTTGAAGAGCTTGGGCAGTTTTATTTGATATATCACCAGCCTTTGAAACTGCACCTGAAACTATGTCAGATCCATCTTTAACCGCATTTGTAGTATCTTCAGTAACACTTCTTGTTTTACCAAGTTCTTCTTTTACTACACTAGGCAACTCGCCAGAAGCAGCCATTGTATTGGCAGCCTTTAATTGATCTAAAATATCAGATAAGGTTTTTTGTTCTGCTAATTGTTCAGCCATGTTTCATTTTTCTGTTATGTTCTTCTGTTCTTGCATTTTCATCCTTAATCCATTCTTGAACTTTTACGAGGTAAATATCCCTCTCCCAAGGCAACATATTTTCAATTTCAGTAAAACTCCATTTATGAGTATGTATTAATGCAAAATTGTAATCAAAATGTGCTTCCAAGTTCATATGAGAGAGGGCGATTAGAAAAAAGAATTCATACCCTGTAATGTTACTGTAGATTTTACTTTTGTATTAGGATTTTCTACTTCTACCTCATGTTTTACTGTAGGCATAGTTTGAAAGAAGTTTTGAATTTTTTCAAATTGTTCATGATTTAAACTTTCTACGAATTCCCTTTTTTCCTTTACAGAATAATCCATAGCATCAAAAGTTTCTTCTCCTTGCCAAATTTGATACATACAATCATAAATCATTTGAAAAAGATTTTCCATTTGTACGCCCGCATCTTTTGCATCCATAGCTGCTAAAGACCCCAAATGTGGATATGACATAAGAATACCAATATCATCTGTTAATTGGATTCTAGCATCATGAGTTTCATCCATATGAACTTCAATTTTTGTTAAGTCTATATCTATCTTAACTTTAGTTTCTTCATCATCTGGACATACTATTTCTAAAGATGAAACTTCTCCTACTGATTTTGCTCTTATGTTTAGAAAAATATATTCTAAATCAAATAAGGGCATTTTAGTAACATCTACTGTTCCAAAACAACAGGTTTCAACTAAATTTTTAATTGAATTATATATTTCTTTTTCATCACCTGTTTCTTGTGCAATTAATAAAAGTTTTTCTTCTTTTACAAGAAAAGGTCTATATTTAATTTCCTCATCACTTGAGGGAACTTTTAACCGATACTCCGGCGCATTAATCTTTGGTAAAGACATAATATTCTCACTATTTTAATGTTAAAATTAACCAAACAAGTTTGCCCCTTTTGATAGAGGCCCTGTTACCATTGCTTGATCTAATCGACTCGTTAATGGGCCACTTAATTCTGGTGGCAAATCTTCCAAAAATGGAAAACCATCTTTTTCATTTCTGAATTCACCTACTGCTAGGTTAATTCTACTTCTATTACCCACGTTACCTATCTTGAATGGATTCCATTTCAGGTATGACCATTCTACATCAAAAGTTGCAATTTGGTCTGTTGCATCGTGGGCAAGTGATATTTCTCCAACTCTTGCTGGGAAACAGTCAAATACTTTTATTCCATAATTTTCTCTAAAATTAACAGTTGGTATCGGTGCCCCATTTGTTTGTGTACCAGAACGAGGATTATCAACTCCTGTTAAATCATTAAGGTCTGCTGTGGCTTTTTGTAAATCTTTTGAAATATCTCCCATCACAGTTGATTTTTGATCACCAGCTTTTAATGTTCCTCCATTTCCCATAGTTGTACGAGTATAGACATCAAAATCTGCTACATATTCATTATAATAATTAAAATTTCCAGTTAAATCATTATAAATCATTTTTTGCCAAGCATCAAAATAACTTTTGATATGCATTGTACCATCACAATAAAAAGTAGTAGATATTGTACCATATTGTACACCTTGTGGATATGGAAATGGAGCTCCATATTGTCTTATTAATGTGGTATTGATTGATTTTTCGGGGATAGAAACCTTAGAGCAATAGAGATTCAATTTTTGAAGTTCTCTTTTTCTACCAGCATCATCTTTAGAAATCTTATAAGTTGTACTTGCAGCAGCTTGAGCAGCATCATATAACTTTTTAAATTCATTAGTAGTAGATTTATTCATAATATGTGTCTGCCAATCTAAACCACCAAACTTTACTTTTGAACCATTAGTCCCACTCTTTGTTGGGGGGCCGGGCGTTGGTGCGCCAGTTGGTTGTAAAACTTCTTGGTCAATACCTTTTGGCATTGCGAATTCCACTTTGAAATTGACGGGCATTGTAAATCCTTCACCCATACCAACAATAGTACGGATTGCTTGGACTTCACCCATCGTATCTTTTTCATGAGCTTTCCTACCTTTTCCATCTTCTATGATGTCAAGTTTTCTAAGGATTCCTTGTCCTCTTTGTTTTGAAATAGACATTGGGAAATCATGTGTTCCCATTTTTACTCCACCTCTAAATATTGCCATATTTTCCTTAATACATTGTTGCTGACTGTTTCCAAACAGTATCGGATGTTGCACCTCTAAATTTCTGTAATGGTAGTGCAGCAGCATAACTCCAATCTTCACCACTAATACCGTAAAGACCTTTACCTTGTACATGACTAAACAGGTATCGTTTAATACATGGTTTTGCTGGAGGATAGTTTGTTATAATGTTATAATTTAATTTTAATTTATAATTTTCCGTTACATTCCCACTCGCACCTTGTGCTTTAATTAATCTTAACATCAAATCTACACGAGCATTAGGTGCAAGATAGTGTAGATTAATACCATAAAATCCATTCTTTGCATAATCAAAGGGAAAGATTAGGGGCCATACATCCCAATATGGCAATATATCTTTGAATTTTGCATCGTATTGAAATAGATACATTTGACCAACAGTTGGTCGCCCCGTAACTCCAATGTTTCTATCTCCTGTCAATTCTGACCTTCCTGTTGATGCAGGAAAGGCTGCAGCTCTAGTTTTCTTAACAATGTCCCTGAACCAAGACATTGCTTCCCTACCCTTTGCTCTTATATTTGATAAAAAATCTGTTGCTACTTTATCTGCCATATAAGTATTTAGTCGTATTGAGATGATCTTCTGTTATTATTAAAAATTTCCAACCATGTCTTTTACAGACTTCTTGTGCAGCTGACCATTTTGCACGATTCCTACTCCACTCTTTGGTTTCGTGCATAAAAGATTTAGTAACACGTTTTACTGGTTTGGGGGGTTTGGTATATTTTTTTGGTTTAATCTCAATCATGAATTTGTCACCATTTTTTGTCTTAATATAAAAGTCGGGAAAATATCGATGTCGTTTACCATCTAAAGGTGAGATATATGGTATTATAAGTTCTTCTGAGCCCCATTCAACAATGTCATTGTTATCATCACAATAGACCATGAATTTGCGTTCCCACAAAGACCTATAAACAATATTATTAATATCCCCTTTGTACTTTTTCCGATTGGTGGGGCGAAATTTACCCTTATAAGACATATAAATAGTTAGAAATAACTCATAGGAATATTTATATGAAAAATTTTATAGCACAATCTATGAAAAGATTTGGGCTAAATAAACCTGTCCCACAATCTCCCAATCAAGATGATAAGGGTGCAAACCATACTGACCCACTAGCACATCTAAAAATTGGAAGTAAATGGTCATACTCCACTCTTGAATACCCACAAGACATACAAAGTAGATCTGATTTGGGACATTATATGATGTTCTATATTAATATAGCAAATTCTAGTAGATCCACATATAGTAGAATTGGTGGAATAAATAAGGATGGTAAATTTAATAGAAAGCAGAAAGAAACTGTTGCTGGTAAAGAATTAATGTCTGATGATCTATCTGGTGTAGACCCTGAACAAGATATGATATTGAATAGGCAGGGACACGCTAAAGATGCTGAAGCACAAGGAAGATATAATACTTCTGGTGGAACTTGGCAACCAGGCCAGTCAAATAGAGTTATAGAAAGAAAATCATATCAAGGTGCAGTAAGTAAACAAGTAGAACAAAAAGA